TTCGTAGAGTACAAGTACGTCAAATCCCTACCTAAGAAAGACACAACCGTGATTCGTCATTCGTTGTCCGCGCTTCAATGTGCGTGGCTCGAGCGCATGAAGGTGAGTAGTCCGGTAGCACTAATATTAGGAGTTGAGGATTCCGCACTAATAATAGTTGACGACTTCTCAGCTAATATATATAAATCTAGGTATGTAGAACAAAGTATTCCACGGAAGCAGGTAGCTAAGTGGATCTACGACCAAACACACTCAGGAAGAGCACATGAAAAAACCTCACGAGTTGCCACAAGCAGTGAATAACTTACGCGCTATTTGGGACCAAAAGAAAACAGAAATGAAGTTCACGCAGGTTGAAGCTGCAGCAAAACTTGGCTGGTCACAAGGCGCTATATCTCATTACCTAAACAACATCACCGATTTAGGTCCAGCAGCGGTTATTAAGTTCGCCAACTTCTTGGGTGTTGACCCCCTAGACATAGATCCAAACGTCATTTCTCACTTACCAAACACGCGCGCTCTTAAAATTACGCGCAACACCTCCAACTTCAACAAGCGTATTGAGGAAAACTATTACACCTCTAAACATAAAACGGATTTCCGCGTGGTAGTAGACTCAAACGCTTTACTTTTCGAAGCGCCGGACCAGAACGATGGCCTAAAATTCACTAAGCCAGGTGAAACTTGCATCTGCACATTGTGTGATGTGGAGGAAGCGCCCGATTCTTCATACTTCATGATTCAGAAAAAAGGCGAGAAAGCCGCGCATTATCATCACTACACATGTATGCCTGACAAAAGCAAAATTAAGTCGATCTACGCCGTATGCGAAGTGATTTGGTCGAGTGATAAGGTATTAAAAGGGCCATACAAATAATCCTCGACTTGTAGTACTGGAGCTAATATATTAGCCGAACTACTAACGAGTTGCAGGAGGCAACGGCGTGGAAATGATCTTACTAGAGAAGTACGGCCCTTTCATGGATCTGGAGGAACTGGCCGATCTATTAAGGATCAAGAAACAGTCGGTATATCAGCAAATATATCGCGGTCAACTAGACGTACCTCATGTACGTCGCGGCAAAAAGTATCTTTTTCCGACACAAGAAGTAGCTAAATACTTCACATCCCAGCTAAATCTTCCGCACGAAGATTAACGTACCTAGAGAGTTGCTCAAGTGTGCGGTGACCTGACACCACCCGCACTTGCTCGACCCTCATCCCCCTCTCAAACATCCGACTTATCGCCTCGTGGCGCAGATCATGAAATCGTAAGTCTTCGATTCCCGCTTTTTTCCGCAACTTGGCAAATGTGTCTGAAATGCTCGCCGCACGCTTTACAGGAACAAGGTTTGGCCCTGTGCGAATCATATTCTGTGAGCGTAGGAGCACGTCTCTCACGCCCTTTAACAGAGGTATTTCCTGCTTAGATTGCCCTGTTTCAGCGTGCTTGTCTTTGCGCATTAGCTGAATCACGCCGCGATTTTTATCTATATCTGACCATTTTAAGCGGTGTATTTCGCTCTGGCGCATCGCGGATTCAAGTGCAATATCGATAGCAATACTTATCCAATGCCCACCAGCCTCCATCATCAATGCGTCGTACTCTCCTGGTTCCAGGCGACGGTCGCGTCTTACGCTCCCCATGATAATTTTCTTTTTCTTTAGCTCATCGATAGCCATATCCACAACAGAATGCTCAGTCTTAATCCTGCTGTTTACGACAGCCTGCTTCAGGTAATACATCTGTGTCTGCAGTGTGCTCGGTCCTACGGTCTTTCGACGCATAGCAGCAAAGTCGAGCACGTCATCAAAGGTCATATCGTGTATCGATACACCAGCAAAATAACTTTTGATTTGGTTTAGCTGTCCCAGTTTGGGACCCGCGACTTCGATGCCGAATCTCTCGAACGAGTAGATAAGGTCATCAACAACGTTTTCCATGAGCACGGACCGCGTTTCACGAGTATCGATCCACGACCCGTTGTCCATGCTCGCCTCAATGCGGCGACCCCATGCCGAAGCAGCGGCTTTAGTTTTAAAGGTTTTCTGTTGGGTAGGTCGGCCTTTTGATTTGACGATTGCTTGCCAACCGTTGCCGCGCGTCCGTACGTGCATTCAGGGTGTCCTATGGGTGTCACAGGACTTTATCCTATCAAAAAGTGTACATAAATCATACACTTACATGTATGGCGGAGAGAGAGGGATTCTGTCCCCCGTAAAGCTAGTTTTACTTCTATATCAATAACTTAGCTACTACTTACGTAGATCAGGACTTCAAATCCGGAATAACATAAGTTACTGATAATACTACTTAATTTATTTTACCTTTTCTTTCAGGGTGTCACTGACACCCTACAAATCCTGCTTGGCTATAGCACCTAGTGCTACGAGAGTGAACGCTATTACGTAAAGAATCATATGTGCCTCTGGTTAGTTGAGGCGCAATTATACGTGGGCTAGCGATATGCGACTAATGCATTAGGTGCATCAAATATATCAGTATCCGTAATTCCGCTTTTTCTTCTTGGTCTTCTTTTTCTTTTTGTCCGGTTGATTCAATTGGCACTGCTTGCCTTTACCTTGATGCATGACTATCTCCTAGGTGGTTGCGTTAACGGTTTGAATAGCACCGAACAAGAGCATGTAACCTTTGTACGTGATGCCTGCTAAACAAAGAACTCCGATGCTTTGGATCGTCCCCCAAAACACCTGCTTACGGCGGCGTGCCTGGGCATAGATTGTTTTCTCGCGCTCATTCTTGATACGTCGACGAAGGTCCACGAGCTCCTTGTACCCGTCAGGTCCATAGGTGTACATGAGTAGTTCACGAAGCTCTTTTTCTTGCTGCACCGCTTTTTTCTTGGCGGCATAAACGTTCATCGCTTCTTCTTCGACAGATTTACTGGCAACTATCTTTTTGAAAAGCGGTGGATTTTTAGCGTCGCGTTCAGCTTCATTCAGGTCGGAAATTGCACCGTACCATTTACCAACTTGACCGAGCGTGTCTTCCACGTCTCGTCCCATTTGGACCATCTTTTTTACGGTATTGAATGCGGCTGTAGCTGTCGCTATAGCTGTTACAGGATCGACCACGTTAGCCTCCGTCTGGGGGTGTCGGTAGTAGCTCCTCTACAAGTTCAATGGATGATACGTGTGCTGCCCGATCCTCGTCTGCAGCAACTTCAGCGATCTTCGCTGGGAAATCTCTTAATCCTTGCCGATAGTGTGCCCACGCAGTTTTTTGTTCTGCAGTTAACGGGCTGTCAGCAGTTTGTGTCCAATCGGACGCAGTCAATGAACCTTTACGCAATTCACGGGCGGTTAGCACTGGCTCAAATACAGGCAGCGCTTTTGGTACTATTTGACCATCGACTACTGCAAATCCATCGATATTTATTTCATCTTCAGATGCCGCTAAGAACGCCTCGTCGTCTCCTAGGTTTGTTTCCGCCAAGTCCAACGAAGAAACCGTGATTCTAATTGCGCCTGTAGTGAGGTTATAAATTACGTACATAATCTAAGTCTTCGTATGTATTCGGAATATGCGGATATAGCTACCACTGTAACCAAAGCCCGTGGAGCCAGAGATACTGGAGTTACTAAAACCCTTTAGGTGGCCATAAAGTTTGAACTCATAGTCGTAGTAATTGTTCAAATATCGGGTATGCACGGCACTCTTTAGGCCCAAAACATGACTTCCATAATAGCTAGAACTAGTCGAGTGACTTGCATGGTAGGTATAGCTACTTGAGCTGGGAGCTTTCCGATTAACGATCATCACTACCTGAGCAGCCGCTAAGTCGGTATCCGAAATTTGCCCGAAAGCAGAAGACCCAAAGTCTACGAAATACGTACCTGATTCTTTAATCTTAGAAGCAGCTAAAGTTGCGGTCATCAAAACTGGAAGAGTGTAGGTAGTCGATGAGCCGTACTGACCTGGAATCGTAGCTTGGTGATACGGGGTAGAATTAGTAAACGAGTACGGCCAATAGATTTGGTTGGATACAGCCGTGGAGGAACCAACATATTGCGCTATAACGCCCACTGCGTCGTGAGATAGGTTTTCGTACTTAATACCCTTGGTAGCATTACCAGTGGCTAGAATCAGATCACCGTTCGCGGCTTGCGCTAAATAGTTGCTGTCGATCTTTAGCTTTGAAGCACTAATACTATCTGTGCCTATCCGCGCGGCGAGTAACGTTCCAGAATTAATAGTATCTGCATTTACGGTGCCAATCTTTGCTGACGTTATAGACGCGTCTTCGATCATGGCGGTTTTGATGTAGGTATTACCACTATCGATAAAAAATGGCACAGTACTAGCAGGCGGCGAGTTCGTAAGTCCGGTAGATGTATTGGCTGGGTCGATAATCGCAAACTTATCTGCGCGAATTATGAATGCAGATGTTGGTGTGCCATCTACAGCTGAGCTGCTTAAACCAAAACCAGATACGTGGTCGTTGTTATCGATCTTTACTGAGTACTGACCTTCGAGGCCATTAATTGAGGTTGCCTGTGTAGAGATGCTTGTCGAATGCCCACCAACCGTTGTGTTGAGACCTGAAATCGCGACAGCAGCCGCTGAGTTGCTACTCGAATTTATGTAGTTAATGTCAGTAATACTACTCGTATTGCCCGCGACTGCTGATGCAAGCGATGAGTACGCACCAACATACGTCCAATACGTGTTATTGCTTGAAGATCCAGTAGGTTTGTTTGAGTTAGAAGCAGTGTGTGCTGTCGCGCACTCGTACAAGTTACCGCTATAAGTCACGAGATCTGTAAGTGAATACGCTGTCCCAGACGCCCAGGCGGCGACGCTAGATAACGAGTTGATCTGAGATTGCAGAGAAGTCAGTTCGCTACTCGTATTGCTGGGCAAATTACCGATCGGCGTTGCTAAAGACGTTGCTAACTCACTAGATGTAATAGCCCCTGCTAGAACAGATAACTGATGGGCAACATCTGTAGCGGTCGCGGCTAATGTGCCGCTACTCGCGTTCCACGGTCCTTCAATGTTCGACGTAGAAATGTGACGAATCCAGTAGTAACGAGAAACACCGCTACCAACTGGATCAGTAAAAACACGGCCTGAATCGATGCCCGCTAGTGTGGCGTCACCCAATACGTCTTGATCGTGTGACCATATCTCAGTGTGAGAATGGTTTGCGTAGCGTGGAAAGTCCCAGTTCAAAATCACCATCGAATACGCGCCCGACGCAGTAAAACTCGTTGGTTGCGGCGGCGTAGTCAGGACGGGATTAGGTTCGGGCCCAAAGCCAAGATTGCTTGAACCGAAGTTGTTCGGGTCCCATGCTGATGCTTTGAGATCTTTTGCTAAACCTGAATCGATCAGCTCACGAAGGGTAACAGCCCGATCTCGCGGATCACCTTTTCTACCTAGCCGTATTTCTACTGCTTCAGCTAGATTCTCGAGATAGATCTTAGTCTGCGGATCAACTGTCGCAGGCGGTTTTGGGATAGCTGGGACTTTAGTAGGTTTGGTCATGACAAACGAATCTCATCCATGCTTTGAGCTAGACAAAACTCGTTGATGTTTGTGCCTTCAACTTGTACCTCCCACTCTTGGGCGACAACCGCTGGCATACGCATAATCGGCTCTACTAAAGTACCGCTACTAATACCGCTAGGCACAGTAGTAGTCTGCGTAAATGTTGCTCCTGATTTACTAAGTACATAATGAGAAACAAGTGAACCGTCTGCATAGACTTTGACGGTTACAGGATAGGTTTCTGCTTGGACTGATACCCAGCCCATAGATACGGGTGACGGAGTTACAAACTTTTTGCTTTTGAACTTGAGTGTTTTGTCCGCTGTGCCGCCTCGGTATTTGCGAATCTTGTTACCGACAATGACGTATAGCTGACCATCTTTGGGATTGCGGTAACCGCCTTGCACATCAGTAGCTACAGTCAGCGTAGATAAACTTGCTTCACCACCTCTTGGGTCAAACACCCAGCCACCACCAGCATGGAACGCAACATACGTACCCTCATGCCTAAAGGCGCGAATAGTGGTCGGATAAAAGTCATCATTCCATTGTTTTGCGGATATCTGACCTTCAGTGACCACGGACCCCGAAGCGCTTTGCACGGAGCACAAACCATCTGGCCCTGCATAAAGAACATAGTCACCCATGTCTACGACACTTCGTTTGTTAACGCAGGCTTGCGCTAAATCTATCCGGATCGCGGTCATGGCGCTCGGATCGGTGCCCGTAACAAAATAAGGTTGTCCATCAGTCAACGCCGCAACGCCGTTAGCTGTAGACGCAATCGCTACAATGTCTTCTTCCGTCGTTATCCGATAGTTAATTGGCCATGCGTGGGGTAAAAACGGTTCACTAAGACAGAATCGTTTGCCCGTAAATCCAGCCATTACACCTTGTGCGAGTGGTATCAACCCCTGCAAAGGGCCGTCTGGATATAACGATGTGTCGTCATTTGGGGGAGCAATCCAAGTATCTGAAGGTAGCACTTCGCCTAATGTTGCGGCGTCTTTGTTGTCAGTAGTCGATGTTGTAGAAATTGCTACTTCTTTTACAAACTGAAACTGTGTGTTTGTAGAGCCAGTGTTAGATCTATAAATGCGTTTCAGCGCACCATTACCAAAATTATAGTTACCAGATGGCAATGCGGATGCAGGCATACCAATGGTCATTGTTTGCCCGTCTGTCATTTCAATAACAGTGCTTGGTGTACTCGGAGGCCCCTCTTCACCATAAGCAGTTACCAATGTATACACATAGCTTACGTCATTAGGGGTAGCGTCGGCATTTGCCGTACCAGTCAAAGAAACGCTAGGTGCGGCACTAGGGGCTGGGACGCCCAACCGATATGACTGCGCAGGATAACCTGAAGAGCCCGATACAATACTCGTGTATGTACCCATTTGCGGATACGTGCCTGCTCCAGACCAATACAAGCGGTCGTTTGTGTCGCCAGCGATTGGGCCAGAAACTACAGAAACATCGTCTTCGTCCCACTCCAACCAATTTGTATCGCGGTAGTAGTAAATCGAATTGCGGTTTGTCGCTTGCAGTGTGTATGTATCAGTATCTTCAGTGGTTGCTACTAGTGAGCCTGACTCAAAGTCTACATTTTCGGCTATTTGGCCGAATTGATCCCCCAAGAGTCGTGCGTTGATTCCTGGTGCAATGCCTGCAAATCTGTCTCTTTTAAAATAAACCATTATTAGCCTCGGTATTATTCTACCACAACACTGTAGGCACTTTACATCGTGCGTATCCCTTCACAGGGCCGTACTCCAACGTGGTCTTGTTAAATACAAACCCCCAAAAAATAATCTCGTCGCAATCGTCAGGCGTAGTCGGGAGTAATGGGTACTGCAATCCTTTAGTGGTACAAAACTCTTGTATCGCAGCGGGTGACGCTTGGACGTAAGCATCGATGTAGTCCGAACTTGTACCGTCTTGCGCATGTGTAATTGCAAAAAACGCAGAGTCCACTGGTAGCTCAGGTTTTTCACCGTCGTACTCGTTAACAACCACTTTTAGTTGTGCAGTTTTTGTTACCAGATCAAACTTCAGTCCATACCAGTTCTTTAGCTTTGATTGTTGGTAGCTCGTACCAAAAGCAAGTTGTAACGCTTCGCTGGGATACGCATCGTAGTCATACCAACTAATGCTCGGGTTCGTGTATGGCAGTCGGTATCCATCAAATCTACCAATCAAGTTAAACCGAGAGCGACCAAACGGACCGTATTCAGGGAACTCTGCTTTAAGCTCATCCAGAACAGCGCCACCCTCGAGCGTACCCAACGTGTAGTCTCGTCTAACGATTTCGCCATTAACATACATGTCGTCTCTGATTTGGTTCATATAAGCCGTCCCGTACCGACCCTGACGTAACCTTTAACGGCTCCGTACTCCAATGTCGCTTTGTTAAAAACAAATCCCCAACACATTATGTTTCTCGTATCTGTCTCCGACAAATCGTCTGGGAATGGGTATCTCAGTCCTTTGACTTCGCAAAAATCCTTTATCTTTTGTATCTCAACACCTGACACATAGTAATCGACCCAGTCGGACATGCTTTTGTCAGGGCTGTGAGTAGTCGCAAAAAACTGATCAATACCCCTTGGCAACTCGGGCCTACCGCAATTAATGTTTTTAACGACGCATTTGAACATCACTTTATCTTTGGTGAGATCAAACTTCAGGCCATACCAAGGCATCAAATTTCTTGCCTCTTCTGAGACACCGTATTGTTCACGTAAAGATGAAGCAGGTTTTGAAAACATGGCGTAAAAGCTGACGCTTGAGTTTTCGTATGGCTCCCGATACGCATCGTATGAGCCTATTATGTTGGAGCGGCTAAAAGGTAAACCTGAGTAATCTGGATAAGCTGACGTTACCTTTGAGCAAAGAGCTTCCCCCTCACTGGATTTCATGGGGTAGTCTTGTCGAACTAGTTTCTTATCGACATATATGTCATCTCTGCCGTCAGGATCTGTATGCCAACTACCCTCTAAATGAGATTTCAGATTTCTTGGCCCAACCTTAATCATGCTATTGCTCCGGAATTGCAGTAACGTCTTTTTCTTCAACGTCTTTTAGCGCCATTTTTACTGCCAATTCAGCTTCGTGATGTGGTCTTAAAAACTCGTCAATAAATTCGTCGCCGCCCTGCTGATCAAAAGCCATCTGTAATATCTGCTGTTGCGTTAGATCAATAAACTCAACGAAATTGTCAGGCAGTGAGTCGGTATCTAATATTGTTTCAAGTCCTGCAACGCTCCAAACCTGTTCAGGATAAGTAGTGTCAAAAAAGTTGATCTCCCACTGAACAACTTTGCAGATATCAGTTTTTCCGTCTTGTTCTGTGATTGTTTTCAGTGCGACTAGAGTCGCGGCATAATCAATGTTCATTAGTTTTGGCCTCCATAAAACTGACTCATGGAAATCGTGCCTGAGTTCGGGATGCCAGTGTTTATGTTCGTAGTAGTGGTTGAAGTAGACGTAGTTGATTGTTGGCGGTGTATACGATACTGAGAGATGCCGTAATTCGACGATACAAGCGCGCCTCTGTAGTACGTCCACCCACCTGCTGTTGTTGAAGTGAGAGTGTATGAACCGCCATTCACAACGTTAGTACCGTTCCACATAAGATATATACCACTCGTAGTTAACCAATAAGTGCTACCGGCGACGTAAGTAGTCCCTGAAGATGGTTGTCGGGTTGTAGTCGTGGTCGTGGTCGTTACCGTGTAAATACTCGGGACGTAGCTACCGTTACGATAGTACTCGTTGATACCGATCGGATTAGAACCCCCGAAATGACTTTGCAACTGGGCAAACGAGATCGAGCCTGACGTATGCAAGAAGGCCATTAGGCAAGGACACCGTTCGACATTTTGTTACCCACGCCCATCGCAACTTCACCAATGCGTACCGCAGTAGCGTCTGCGTCATAGTTACCGTCAGCGTCAAAGCAAACATTGACTGCTCTTTCGTACGTCTTATCGGTTTCGCTACAGGTGAATCGCACTTTAATATCGCTCACAGACGCAGTTTCGGTAACGACTTGCCCTTCGTTTTCCATATCGGCCATTTCATAGGTGCGTGAACCTGTAAATTCTTCTAAAAGTTTGTATGTTATTGGCATATTATTGCTCCTAATATGCTTGCGGGTGCAATTCGCATTATTGATTCGCGTCAAATACAGATTTAGATACTTCTTCGTAATCTTTAACAGGTTTTGAATACGCATCTAAAGCAACAGGCAAAAGTTCTGCTTCGTCTTCTGCTTGACAGTATACGACCTCAGTATCCTCTAAGTTTATAGGGGGGCCTGGGTTAAACAGGGTAGCTTTAAAGTATTTCATTCCTTGTCCTCTAAAAGTTTTTTCAAAGTATCAATTTGTTCTTGCTGTTCTTTTATAGCTTCTACTAGCAAAGGAACCATTTTCTCATATTGCACTGTTAGAAATTCTTCTCCAGATTTACTTTGATTTGGCTTTGTTAAGTCGTGATCAAAAGGTGCTCTTTTAATTGCAGATGGCATTACTTTTTGTACTTCTTGAGCTATCAATCCTGCATCATCTTTTTCTTGATCTGGAATAAAATCATGCTTTTCCATCATGTCTTTTCGCCAATCAAATAGGAAACCGCCTATAGATTTTACTTTTTCAACCGCATTTTCTATGGGTCTAAAGTTCTCTTTTAGTCGCCTATCGGAAGTGTAAGCATAAATATTATTAGTTGCCCTTACATGACTGTCACCATTACCCACACTGAACAACATAGTATTTGTTCTGCTTGGGTGGTCTGCATAGAATCTAGTGCCTCCATAGGATGTATATCCTCCAATGCGTACACCTGTATGGAAGCCTAAGATTAAATCGGGGTATGGATGTGACCAAGCTCCTGCAATCTGATATCCAAAGCCATAGCTGATATACCCTGAGTTAGTATTCTGCCCTGACGTTCCTGTAGTGAAATATCCTTTTTGTGTAATCCCAACATTATTACCAATAGTCGTACCGGTATCAGTTCTAACAAAACTTGATCCGTGTATACCATCAACAGTATCCGCATCTAGACCAGAGCCTGAGCCATCGTTGCCTGAATCCCACACGGTTCTCCAACCTTGCGGAGAATTATTGTGTATATGTTGAGTATAAATGGCCCCATCATTTGAGCCTGTCATCCTCATTGCAATCGTGTTGCTGTAGTAGTTGTATGGATTACCGTGACCCATCCGAATGCTGTTATGCCAATCAGTGGAGGGGGCAAGTCTGGTGTCCGTCTGACTAGCCGCTTGCTGATATTCCAGAACGCTACTGGGCGACCCTGTAGTAGCAAAGGCAGACCCCGATACAGCGTTAGCGGTGTAAGACGTTGATCCCGCAGGACCAGTTGCACCAGTAGCACCAGTAGCACCTGTAGCTCCCGTAGCACCTGTCGGACCTTGTGGGCCAGTTGCACCTTGTGGGCCAGTTGCACCTTGTGGCCCTGTCGCACCTTGTGGGCCAGTTGCGCCAGTGGCTCCATCGTTACCATCAGCACCTGCGGGGCCAGTAGGCCCTGCTGGACCTTGTGGGCCTGTAGCACCATCTGCGCCATCTGCACCTGCCGCTCCCGTTGCACCTTGTGGCCCTGTCGCACCTTGTGGGCCAGTAGCTCCATCTGCTCCGTCAGCACCTGCCGCTCCGGTAGCACCTTGTGGCCCTTGCAAGGCGACGTTGGCAATAGTGCCTAGCTCCCATGTGCTTGAAGACTCATCGTAGTACGCGATCAGGTCAGTGCTAACCGCATCTGTCCCCGTGGGAAACTCGCTTAAAGCCGCGCCAACGTCAGTTGCTTCGTTTAAGCCTGCGGCAGTCAGACGAAGCTCGCACTTATCACTAGCACTGAATGCCCGTGCAGAGGTTCCATCTTGAGCCCTGACAACTGTCAGTGTATTCCCGCTGACCGCAGTAACCTTGACGATCTCAAGTAGGTCAAGATCGCTGCTTACTACAAGCGTCGCGTAAAAGTATTCACTGCCAGAAATAGACGGGAATACAGAACCGTCCGCTACCGTGATTGATGTAGCGGAGCTGGTGGCAGCCGACGACAACGTCGTCTTGGCGTTGTTCGAAAACTTAACGGACATCTAAAACCTCTCTTAGGAAGCGGTAATAGTCCAGGTAATGGTCATCGCATCAGATGCGCCTTTGTTAACCACGCTGAACACGGTACGGCACAACATAGTGCCGCTCGACGAAGCGTTTAATATTCCAGCTTCAGTCAAAGCACCTGTCCCAGTTCCTGATGGGTAAGTAGCTACATAAGTAATTTCGTTGTTGTTGACAGTAGTACTAGTCAACGCAACTCGAGCTGCTTCAGAACCGAGAGCAGAGTCGCCAGCTGCAGCGGCGGTAGAGCCCGTACCAACAGCCATATGGCTCATTGCGCCTTCGGTAGTGTCTTTCATCCGAGATGCAACGTAGTTTTTTCCTGTGGTGACGACGAGGTTCGGGATTTCTTGAACCACTTCATCGTTAATAGCGACACTAACGTGGCCGACTAATTTGAATCCTGAGTTGAACATGTCAAAAACCTCTAAGAGTTAAGTGTGAAAGTGTTAAGTGCCGAGCTGTTCAGCACGGCTTGGTTTGAACTAATTAAGTTAATTGCAACGCTGTCTGACAACGTTACTGAGTCACTCGCAGGTAAATCGACCGAAAACGAAAAACTGTCAGTAAGCGAGGTACTGTCAGCAAACGGCTTTTCGACTGCGAATGTCTGTGTATCCGTAAAGCCAAATACGTTCGTCTTGGCGGCGCTGGTGTCTTTAGTAAACGCATCGACAGTCGCTGCATCATCAAGCGTGAATGCATCTGTAAACGCTCTGCTAAAGGTAGCTACCCGACTAAACGTATCGTTTATCGATAAGCTATCAGCCGCTGGTTTGCTCAGTGCCAGAGCGGCGGATTCCAGAATAGAAACTGAGTCGGCCTTGGCCACATCGAGCGCAAACGCTGTTAGTTCGCTGAACGACAACGTCTCTGCTACGCCTTTATCAACGGCCAGCACACTTACGTCTGCTAACGTGTATGCATCCGAGAAATCCCGCTCAATAATCAGCAAAATGTCTACCACTTCGCTAAACGAAAGCTGATCTGCTATGCCTTTCGTGACATCAAATATCTGCTGATCACTAAACCCAAATGAATCTAACGTCACCTTTTGAGGGTGTAGTGATGCCTGCTCAGAAAGAGAGAAAGCCTCATCACGGAAGTATCTGTTCTTCGTGTCAGGGTCTAAAACAACTTCTGTAGCTTGCGCTTCTACCCAAGTGATCGACCCGTTTACAAGCTGGTATGCTGTTTCCGCTTCGATCTGTACGACAGAAACGTCGGCGCTAGGCTCGAGAAACGTAATGTCGACCTTGTTCGCCATCAGTCAAAGTCACTCCGTACTTTGAACTTGATCAGGTCATACACGGTCTGAATGCCGCCGCTTGAAAAAGTGATCTCCAGTTCACCCTCGAATGTGCCAGCGGTGTCTAAAGTGCCAGCTGGGAAATCAGTAATAACTTTGCCATTTGTGCCATCAGATACGGTGCATGTAAGTGTTGATTTAACAGTAGTGCTACCTAATTCTCTGAGGCGTAATTTGACTGAGGCACCTGTAACATCGATAGGAGCCCAGGTTGTGCTGTCATTGCTATCGAGCGTTTTGCCTGACGCGGCGGTTTGGCTGTCTCTCAACGTGAAAGTCAGCTCTGGTAGCGTGTCGCCTGTAACTAATTTTAGTGTCTGTAAATACGCCATTTCGTCTACCTATAGGTTTGTTGATTATATTAGCTACGCTAATACTTGTACACCATTAATAACACCAGAGGACCGGAGTAGTGTCTCTGATATCCACATGAACAAAGCCTTTGGCTACGCCAACGCCTCCAAAGCCAAGCTCAAGTGCCTTCTCGGCCAGTAGTCTTCGCTGTACGCCGCCTTGTACAGCTATATCTGCGGCCAGCCCAGTGGCGTGCATTCCTGGTTTTGACTTGGCTTTTTCAATACTGTGATCTTTACTTCTGTACCCACTCGTTATGTAGAAGGGAAAACCGCAAGCCTCTCTTAGCTCGTCTAAACGATGTATAAACGCCTCAGACATCTGGTTCTCACCAGTCTCTTGGCAGTCAAAGTCCGTAATTTTGAAATACTTAAACATCACTAGTCCCTAAACATGTAAACAACTGCGCCCACCAAAGCAGCCCAAATTGATGCAACGATGCCTTGCCCGACCTTTACGACCTGACTGTTAGTCCTGACTTCGCCTTCAACCTCTTCGATCTTCTTCTCGTTCTCGTCGAGACGATGCTCGTGGCGCTTAAGGCGTGCGTCTGTACCTATCAGCTTTTCTTCGACACGGGCGACGTTAGTCAGTACTTCAGTCAGCTTGTCGATCTTTACTTCAAGACGGTCGAACCGCCGGTTTGTTTCAGGGTCGGTCATTTGCGCATTCCCATAAGTTTCGATGCGCCCTTAATTCCGAACGAACTAGAGATCGCGATAAATAGCAGGTACTGATACCACTCAGGCAGATCGTTAAGCGTTGAGAATGCTTGACGCACACGATCTACAACCGTCATGTCATTGGCTATGATTGCGTAGCCGACCATGAATATTGGCACAGCTAATATTATAGTCCAAAACTCGTCTTTCCACGAGCTGCCAGAAGCGTCTGCCATCTTCGCTTCCCAGTCTGCGTCGTTCTGGATAACGTTCATTTTGGCTTCGTGTTTAGCCTGTTTTTCTGCGGCCTTGTTGCTTAGGTAGGTCTTACCTAAATCTGCAACAGGGCCAAGTAACGCTGTAAATATGCTCATAGTACGGTCCTCGCGATCGCTCCAACGCCTAATATGACGCCAGCTTGTTCTTGCGGAGAGTTCATACGAGACCATGCGCCATCTATCGGGCCGTCCCGCAACGTTTTATCTACAAGCTCAGCTGTTGGGCCGAGCATTGTTGCTAGTGCTGAGCCGCCCCAATCACCAGAACGCTGAGCCATAGTCAGCATTCCAAGAGGGCCATCCAGACCAGCTCTGCTAAATAACTCTATAAAGTAGGTGCCATAATCCATTTGATCCGATCGTAAGTACCTAAAGCTGCCATCAATCCCTGGTAGCGCAAAAGAAAGTCCCACTTTTGCGTATTCACGTAGCTCTAATCCAAGAGCCGCAAGTGGCATAAACGCCGCCATTGTAAGAACCATTAGTGGGCCCATTGCCGCAACAAAGCCTTTCCCTTCAAAAGTTCTTGTATGTGCTTCGCGCAATACGCCGTCTAGAATTACTTTGTTGAATGCGTAGATAAATGACTTTAGCTGCCAAACTAGTGCAAACCGCGGGTCTGAAGCCCATATAGGGCGCTCACCTGCGTTGGGGCGTAATACAGAGCTTTCAACAAATCGTTGGAGCGCCGCTCTTACTGCCTCACCTTCTTCAGTAGTGAAAGATTGGTCGCCTTCATTCCAAGCGCGCACTTGTTCAGCTGTGACGCCCATTTGGTTTAGATATCTCTCTGATCGCTCGGTTGGGTGATAGGCGTGCTCAATTAAGAACTGCTTACCCATACCCGTCGAAAACTCTCGAGACAGCGTTGTTAAGAACTGTAGGCCCGTCCATTGGAAGAACTTGTCAGTAGCCTGACGAGCCGTCGGGTCAAGCATGTCGCTATCGGCTTGTGACATCCACGCATTAGCCGCTGCTTCTGGCATTACCACGCCAATGTCATTTGCGAGTCGTTTAGCTTGCTCCCTGTTTTGAATCTGGTTCACTATTTCTTTAGCGGCCATACCAAAACCTTTGAACTCTCTGGTCTGCACAATAGAGCCAGCAAAGTCAGGTATCGAGGCTAACGTGGCAAATGGCAGTAGAGTTACAAGGTTCATGGTTGCCAGATAACTATTCGTCTTTCGCCAGAACGGCGATAAGTGAGTAACGTTACCTACATAGGCATTTATCACGGATTGGGCTACTTCCTTCTCGCGCGGCGTCATTTCTTCAAGTAAAGCCCCTAGCTTGTCCTCGCCGTTAGGGCCTTTCATTGCTCTGTTCCATTCAACGCGCTTAGTAACGTTATCCACGTATTTCATTAACGCTACTTCTGGGTCCATCAGATATCCGGTATCGCGTAGTAACCCTCTATCTATGTTTTTAGTTAGCTCAATTGAAGCTTCAGCAACAGCCCCAGGGTCAAGTATGTCCTCGCTTTCCGGTGTGCCACCCTGATCAACAACGGCTTGGTATTTCACAAGGCGATTGACTGACTTTTTCAATGCCTTCATGTCAGTTTCGACGCCAGCAGCATTGTTCGCTTCGACGACCATTTCTATAAATGTATCTGGGTCAGCGGCAATTTCCGCGAGCTCGAGGAGTACTGGGAAGTAGTTCTCGCGGAAGTCGATCTCTGAATTAGATGGAGCTATGTAGTCCTCATGCATACGTTGCAAATAATTTCTAACCGCAACGGCTTTCGGATTTTTAAGTTCGCTAGTGGGAGTACTGCTTTGCGCTTCTTTCAGAGCATCTTGTACTTCGTCAGTAGTCCAATCTTTACCCAAAACCTCAAATAAACCAGCACGCCACTTATCCCGCGCTAACTGTCTTGCTTGCGCAAAACCCAATCCGCTTCTGTCAAAAGATCTTACGTAGAAGAGGTCTGCTAACTCGTCACCACCTACCATCCGGAGCATGCCATCCGCAGTTCTTATAATTCCCAATATCTGAGTTGCCCAAGGATTATTGTTCGCGAACTCTCGACTAAAGTTTTCCAAGAACTTTCTAAACTCTGCCTCGAGCGCGGCGGCACCAGTCTCAATGTTAATCTGCTCTTTGATGGCTTTGACAAACGCTTTCTGCTCAAACGGAGGCTCGTCGGGCTCTGGCATGCCATCAATGTTAGGCGGGGGTGGGGGTGGTGTTCCGCCACCTTGACCACCACCTGTAGCTGCTTCGTATTGCTCTTGCATACGCTCCTCGAAACGCGGGTCGAGGTCAGCTTTCGGAGGTGTGTAGAAAGGGTTTTCTTGTCCTTGTTGTAGTGCGTCTACCAAGTCCGATAGCAAATCGTTCCCACCTTGCGTGTTTGGTGCGCCTTTAGGGTTCTGGTTATACCAACCAGCTTCTTGCAACGCGGTAAACATATCGTCAATAGACAAGCCATTATTAGTAAAAACAAACTTACTACCGACGCGCTCTCGGTAATAATCTCTTAGGCCATCTCTTTCAACAGACTCACGGCTTATCCCACCTCGAGCGGCAATAGCGGCTAACAGGCCATCTTCATCTCTAGGGGTAAAGTTTTTCTTAGCTTGCTTACGGCGGCGAACAGTTTGTGCGCCTTGTCTAGCAAGCTCATCCCTCTGTTCTTGGGCTTGTTCAGTAGTAGGCTGTGACGCTCCCATAGCCGACGCAGATCCGACCATATTTCCATCGTCGTCATAGATCGGGTTAGCAACTACCTCACGCGTACCCTCACGGGTTTCCATAACTGAGTCCATGTAAGTACTAAACTCAGGGGCCACCGTATTTGTTCGACGGAAGATCGCGCTGTTTTTCACATCGCGCCATAACTGCTTAAAGCGATTGGCGATTCTTTTAAAGTGGCTATCGACAGCGTTCTTAGCACCACGCTTGTCTTTAGTCATATCTTTCTTGATCCACGCAGCTATTTGGTCTGCGTACCACTCTTCGAAACCGAATTTACCTTTGTACTGTTTTGTCGAGCCTTTCTTGGCTCTGTCTCGAATAAACCGTTCTGACAGTCGTCCTAGAATTGCTGGGTTTTGCAGTGTCCCATTTAACTCTTCGCGAAAGACTGCGTGGCCAATCTCATGAGCCGCGGCCATAGCTTGAGCTGCTTCGTTAGTAACGTGTAAGTCATTCACCATAACTACGCCACCACCTTCGAACCCTTTAAAGAAGCCTTTTCGGTTTGGCTTACCGAACGAGTCTACGAAGTGATTAGCTAGTTTTTCAGCCACAAGTGTTGAGTTAGTAATCGGCGCGAGCGCTTCGTACGCCGCGCGTCTGACTGCAGAGTGGCCCAATACTGCGTCACTCTTTACTTTACGAACCTGTGCGGCATAACCCTTATCAAGCAGGCCGTCTTTTTCAGCCTTACGGATAAACGCGCCGACCGCTTTCTTATCTGTTAGATCAAGCGTTTCTAGGGCTTTCATCGCTATCTTGCCGTTCGCGGTCTTCTTTTGTTTAGCTGGTATCAGGGCCGCAATCTGATCGCGCGTAGCAGCTTGGAAGCCTTTGAGACCTATTACTGCAATAGGTGTCTGGAGTTTGATCTTGCGAGACAAACGCCTTGTTAAGGCACTAACTGTTTCGCTCACACCTTCAAATGGGAAAGTAACAGCCCCCACAAGGTTTAATTTAGGTTTCGGCTTTCTATCGCTCTCTGGGCCCGTAGTTGGAGCTCGACCCAGCGGCCTGTTTTGAGTGCTATTTACATTGCGCTCATCTTCAATATTCAGTGTAGTGAGGGGGATACCATCTTCCGTGCGCGCGTTGTTCGCAGCCATGTCGTATGGCTCAAGCGGATCACCTTGCTCTTGTTCTAGCGTTTGAGCTTCTTCTCGCGTCACAAGACGTGGCTCTGGGAAGACATCAATAACCTGTATACGTCTAATGTTATCGCGGACACGTGTAGCCGTTTCTGGCTTAGTCAGTAACCTTGTTATCTGCTGAAAGTGCGCGCGAGCCAGCGGGCTATTTTCGGTCTCGGGGTCCTTTTCTAATTCAACATTATCGAATGGCCCAGAACGACCTGCTTCTAGGGGTGTAGGGTTAGGGTTATCCTCGCGGTCTTGAAACGAATCAAATGGTCCTTGGTTAGGACTTACGTCGCGCCGTTCTGTTGGTCTCTCTACTTCTGGTAGCTCATACAAACCTTGCTCGACAAGGCTTTCACCAATTCTGACGATTTCGTCTTCGGGTAGAGACCGCAGTTTTTCTATCAGCTCGCTAGGTTTTTCGTCGCCGCTAATACCAGCTAAACCGCCTGACTCCTGTTGCTGCCCAAACGTTTCGACTACTCGTACGTCATTACCGAAGTCATCTGTAACTAATCTTTGAGATTGCTGTACAGGCGAATTTGGAGTTACTTCGACAAGCTCTTCTTCGGTCAACTCGTTTACTTTTAGGTCAGCGCGCTCCTGTGGAGTCAGCTGGCCGATAATGAAATCTAAATCCTCTCTGGCGAGTTTCGTGATCTGTTTAATGTACGCCTCGTACAAAGCCTCTGTCTTTACGCGCGGGGGGCGCAACTTCCGAATATCACTTTCATCGACTTCAATGACTTGAGCTCTACGCAACTTTCGTCCGAGTTTGATAACGAATGGTTGGCCTAGGAGTTTGAGATTTCGAATAAACTGCGTGGGTCGCTGGTCAGGTTTGCCAGGGACGTAGTTCTTTAAAAGCGACTTCAAACGAATTGGCTTACCACCGCCATCAAATGCAAGGACAATGTTGCCGTACGCGTCATCTAGACCCTTGCCACTATTCAGAGCTTCCATGATGGTCTGAAGCGGTACACCCTGAATATCTACCTCGTAACCACGCATCTGTAACTCACCCAACATTGCAAGAATGCCTTGCTGAGAAGACTGAAATGCGCCGCCACCCATAAACCCGCTTGCTGGGTCGTTAGACTCAACGATGCGACGGCCTGAGTTCATGAGGTCAACAGGGTTTACTGCTACTGCTTTCTCCCTGTCAGGGGCTTTAACATTAACTGTTCTGAATTTGGGTAGGCTTTGTGCCGCCTTGTTCAAAGAGCGGGTAAGGAACTGCGATATAGATAGTTCTTGTTCTTCGCCTTTACCGTCTCGAAATCTAACCATCTGGGTTTCAGGCGTGGTTTCAATTTCAATGCGGAACGTGCCATCTGCATTTGGGCGAACCGTTACTATTTGATCTGGATTGGCCTTTTGGAGCTTGGAAGCGGTGTTAAGCAGGCTCTTACTCATACGAGCATTTAGAGGATTACTGAAGTCTGTTTCACCGAACATACTCTTGTAGTTCTCGCGAGCTTCATCAATCCCTTCGAAAGTATTGTCACCATCTACTCCCTGATAGCTTTCAAATACCTTCCCGTTGTTTACGAAGGTATGAACGCGTACCTCGGGTTCAAACTCGTTGTCACCAACTTGCTCGTTTGTATCTTGATCCTGTTCCATGATGTCGGCATCTTCATCCTCCATGAAACGTATATCTGGGTCTGCTCGGCGTGCACGATCAGCCAACCCTTCTTCGATAGACATAAACTCAACGCGCCCACCGTCAGGCATAATGTTTTCAGCGGCAGCTTTGGCCGCTTTAACGGCGTCCGGATCGAGCGTCACTGCCTCTTCGGAAACAATTCCACCGTCTTCGTCATATACGCGATAAACGTGCGTCTCTTGTCCAGTTTTTGCGTTGCTGTACCCCAAGGCAGATGCAAGAACTGAATCAGATGCTTGCCCTTTAACAACATTTCTAACGACATCTATGTCTTGAGAAATGATCGTTCCGCGCCCTGGTACAAAAGCTGCGTATGCCACTTCACCATTAATCGTAATGGCCCTAGGGGTAGTGCGTGTTGCGTAACGAGAGTCAGGCTCAGCACCCGCAATCCATACCGCTTCTTTGGAGCTACTTTTATTGAGCATGGCTCGTAGCTGCGCATTGATATCTTGTTCGGATTCTTGAGAGGTTTGATCTGGATCTACATCGGCAGTTTCTGCAGTTGTTTGCGCACGCGTCATCGTCTCCTTTATGGAGTCGACCATATTTAAGGCTTTCTCAGCGACCTGTGCTCCCGCACCAATGATATTACTGTCGCCAACTTCAGCTAGTGTCTGCCTTGCAAGGCCAGTACTGCCTGCTAAAGAACCAGCTCCAAAGAAACCGACAAAACCTGCGTTTAATCTACGGAGATTTGCGTCTGCGTCCGTAAACGTATCGTCCATAGACATACGGTTTCGGATTGCTAGCTCTTCTTGTGCGAGTTCAGCAGTGCCCTCAAGAGCACCACCTTTTATAAACTGCCCACCGAATTGAGTAGCTAATCGACCCATTACTGAATCTGGGCCAGTGGATTTTTTAGCAGCTTGCTTGCTTATAAGGCTAACTAAACCTGCTTCACCCAAAACACCGATAGCTGCTTGTGGAACTGCCACGCCCATTGCGCGCAATGCGTTTGCCCGATCAAGTTCGCGACCTGACTCCAAAGCCTCCCCAACGTTAGACCCCGTTAGAGGGGCAAATTCAGAGGCCCCAGCGCCGCCAAGCGCGCCACGTTTCATTAAACGATTGCGTAAAAACTTATCTCGTTGGATAACATGCGCTTCTTGCAACGCTTCGTACGCGGCTTGTGCAATCTTCTGTTGATCTGGTGTCGCCTGTTTCTTAGCGGCCGCTTCTACAGAGTCTTGGACGATGTTCTTTACGGCATGCTTGCTAGCGCCTTTAAGGGCCTCTTTACCAAACAACATCGCCAAAGAGCCAACGCCAGCACCAGATATTGAGCTGACTACGCTTGGAACTAGCTGACCTGTTCCAGCAGAAACTTGATCTAGAAAGCCTCCAACTGTTGGTGCATCTAAGAACTCACCGAACGTTTCCATGCCAGCTAAAGGTATACCCGCAAACTCTTCTGAAATACGTGCATTCTCAATAGAGTCAGCTAATTCAGCTTTATCACCTTGTAGTGCATCTATTGCCGCCCCGAAATATGCAAAGTCTGAAAGTGTTTGCTCAGCGCCTTGCGCCATACCCCGACGGAACGTAGTGATTAAGTCGGTGGTACCCGTTGGGCCGATCGGGGTAGATGCAACTTGGTCGACGTTATCAGCTGTAACGCCTCCTGTAGTCCCCATAGAGTAGACTTCACCCATCAAGGCAGCATCAGTAGATGTTGCACCTGAGTTGTACGCCGCTTCGTTAACAGCTTGTGTGGTAGGCACAGGGGCCTGTGATGCGGGGGCGTTTACAAATTGCGCCACCCAATCTTGTGCCGCTGTGTCTCCCGTGCTTTTAATCTGAGGACCAAAAAACTTAGATATAGCGTCTTCTTCGGTAGCCGGAGTATTAGTTTGGGTATTACTTAAACCCCTCGCTTGAGACAATAAGGTCGGCGTATACATGCTAGTAGCATCTGGAGTTTCAAACTGCACCATCGCCGCGATCATTCTTTCGCGAGTATCGGGGTTACTTAGATCAATCTTGTCATCGGGGTTGATACCCATCTTGTCCGCTACGAACTTAGCGTAGGCGGGCGTGGGGTTGTTATCTTCTGGCGGAGCAAACCTAAATATTGCCTCATTTAGGTTATCGATACCGTGCTTGGCTCCGTAGTTCTTTAGAACTATGTCAGCCGCACGCAAACCACTTACGGGATCATCAAAAATCGCATAGTTGTTATCGTCTCCACCAGTCTGACCTTGCCAATCATTAGCTGGGTTGTAGCGGATGTTTAGCCAGTTATTGTTACGGACTCCGAGATTCGACACGCAGTTACCTTCTATTTAGTGGCTTGTTTAGATAACTCTTCGTTTGCCAACGCCGCCTTTACAAGCAAATTAGCAACGATCTTGGAGTCCGCTTGTAGATCTTCAATATTTACAGACTCGCTACGCACACCTTCCTGATCCACGTAAGAGATAACTGAGGGTTTGCCGTTTTTCACCTGACCAATTCGTACAGCAGAGAGGTCAAACGAGAACGATCCATCTGCGTCTTTTCGGAAAAAATCAGCGTATTTCTCACCAAATTGGCCTACGTCTGAGTTCACTTTGGCCTGTAGGTATTGGTCGAGCATCAAATTGAGGTACTGCATACCAGCCGCACCGGATGTACCGCCTTGTGCGAGCTTAATCTTAGGTATGAAAGCGGAGATCTCTCGGCCAATCTTCAGAGCGGCTTCGTCATAATTACCCTTAAACCCTTCGGCGCTCCACTCACCATCGACTTTAGCGCCCATGATGGCGTAAACCTTATCGAGGGAAGCATCACCTGCTTTAAGAATTTCAGGCATCGCTTCTATATCAAACTTTTTCAACTTAAAGTTCAGTTCATCGCGCTTAACTTGTGCAGTTCGCAGCGCCGCAACACCTTGTGCTTTCGCAGAATCCAATTGAGCTTGTTGTAATGTGCCAACGTCTTGATCGCCGCGGAATGCTAAGTTTTCGATCTTCTGTGCTAACGCCGCCTTATCTTTGGTTGATCCTTCAGCTGTTGAACCTAAGACCCAAGCCATCATTTCCAGCTCGTCGCGATTAACTTCACCTTTTCTAACGGCTTCTTCCAACTGTGCCTCGGTATCTATGCCGCGATTCTGCAAGAACGTCTTGATACCTTGCTTCTGCTCTTCGGTCGGCTGGGTGGTTTGGCTAAGAATGGCCTCTTTAACGTTCCCAGCTGTGAGCTCGAATGGTGGTGGAGCAATTACAGGATCATTGTAGGTAACCTGTCGGCCACTAACGCCAGTCCCTTTCGGCACTTGGCCTCCCTGAGATGGTTCTTCAGGTGAACCTTCAAACATTTGAGTAACACGATCAGAGGTAACAGGTACGCGTTGCTGATCGATCTCAGCTTCGTTAGCCTCTTTAGCCTCATCATAGTTAGGTGAGTCTTTAGCAAACTCATCAATGTCAGACATTCCGAAGAATCTGCCGACTCCACTTGTTTTGAAGCTGTCATAAGCGCTACCGATCGCTTTCCCAGGCATGCTCATGGCATCGCTGGTAGCCGCTGCTACGCGGCCAGCTGTAGCATCCCAGATTCTGCTCATGTCTTGACCGCTGTTTAAGCGTTCAACGACGGTGTCCTTTTCTTCTTGGCTCAGCTCATTCCAACGTTCTTTTGTAAGCCCTGAATCAGTAAGTCTCTGTGCCAATGATCCAGCAGGATATTGATCACCTTCTTCAGCGCCTTTTTGTGGGGGATTTGCTTTCTTCCACGCTTCAAGTGCATTAGCTTCTGAAGTCTCTCTTAACTCTTTCTCATCTCCACCGATAGCTTTGTAAGCACCCAACAAAGCCTCTAAAGCCCCTGGCTCCTCCACGTCGATCTTGTCAATCTCTGACGCGAAAGCAGACAGATCACTCTGCTTACTAATCTGAACCGAAGCTGCGTCTAAGACTTTTTGTTTAGCTTCGAGCGCCTGTACCGCCTCTCTGCTACTCATCATCGTCGCGGTGTTTTCATTTCCACCTAGGGCAACAGCTTCTTGGTAGCGTGAGGTAACGTGCTTTTTAAGATCATCTCTATCAAACACTACAGCCATTGATGTGCCGTCTGCATTTCGGGATTCTGTTAGCGGGACCTCTTCTCGAGCGCCTTCCAACATAACCATAGCGCCGTACGTGCCGTTACCGTTGTCGATAAATCGAGTAATCTTTGAGGGGACTTTAGTGCCGTCATCAAGCTCACTTCTTAAAATAGATTGAGCCGTGGGCGAGTTGTTGAACATATCGACAACAATATCCATACGCCCATCGATGAGTTTGTCAGAGTCGGTCTGGTTCCAAGCTGTTGTTCGCGCACCAAGGTAAGCATCAACCTTTCCGATTGTTGATTGGGCATCAACAACTCTCTGCTTATTCAGATGCACCTCGTTCGCGTTGTCTTGTTGCTCACGAGCAATACCAAGAGAAACTCTCTGACGGTTTCTGTTGTACTGCTGATCAGTAACGTTTTTCGCCGTCGTTAGTGCTGCTAGTGTTCCGTCCCATACTGACATATTGAGTTACCTTAGAATGCGAACGCAAAGATCGCGGCAGATGCTAAGCCGCCGATCGTGCTGTAAGTTTGTGCCTTGGAAGCGGCCTTCGCTGAGTCGTACGCGTTCTTACGCTGGGTGGCCGATTGAGCCGCTCCCTGCATCTGGCTCAAGGAAGAGCGGTTGACTCCTTGTCCAATGTTTACAAGGTCAGCAATAGCCGCTTGGTTAGTTTCTGTCTGTGCAATTCGCGCGTCGTTTATTGATTGAGCTGCACCAAGAGTATTTGCTCGCTCCAAGCTACGCGCCTGCTCTTGAAGCTGCGCGGGGGTTAGATTAGTTCCGTAACGCTCAGCATTACGTGCTACGACTCCCGTCATTAAGCCTGACGCGATTTCCGAGTTTTCCCGTGCAGAATCTATAAGGGTAGTGTCAGTCTGCGCTTGCTTTAAGAGCTTCTCTTCAAACGGCCGGTAATCCTGTACATACCTGTTGTAGTCATCACGAGTCATCTGGGCATAAGTTGCATCGGGGTCCGATACGGTTTGCAGGGTATTAACATAGTCCCGACCACCGTAATTTCCGTAACCTCGATAACTTCCAAGCGCGTTATATGACATATCGATGCTCCTTACTCAGGTAGTGGGTTGGTACCGAAATAATCGGTGTGGCTTAAACGGTTACCGAAACCTTGGACTTTTGAACCGTCTTTATTAACCGGAGTAAAGAATGAGCCTTTTACCTCGTTACCTTTGGCGTCTTTACCTTTGGTCTTCATGTTCTTCGCACCTTGTACGATTGCAGAAGTAGCAATCTGCCCAAGTGCCGCTGTTTTCGCAGCGCGTTCTGTTTGCTTAGCTTTGGCTTGGGTCAATACCCTTGATGCGCCCATGTTGGCCGCGGCACCCATGCCGCTTTGCGCGTCACCAGCTTGCCCTCGAGCAACGCCGAGTACGCCGAGCTGTTTCTTGTTTCGGATATCGATCGCAGCCTGATCGGCATCCGCTAACTGAGCTTGGTACGCTTGTGCTAAATCGCCGCCATCCGCTCCCGATGCCGCGAGGTCATAATCAGCTTTTGCCGCAAGAGTCTGGAACGTGTCGGCGTTCGCACGTGCACGTAGAGTTTTATCAACCCTTTCATTCAAAGACTCATCTCGCATCTTTTTCAACAGCGGGTCGTATTGAACGTTGAAGTAGTCCTTCTCAGCTTTGGCCACCGCCGCCGACGCGATTTCTGCGGCTGACGGTTTGTAGTCTTGCTTCTTAGGTTTGCTGCTCATTACAGTTCTCTCGTATAAACCACAGTGTCTTTTTTCCAACCTTCAGCTAAGAAGTAATCTTCTAAAGCTGTTACAGGCGTTCTGGTTTCGATGTTCTTGAAACCGTTTTCTCTGGCTAGCTCCGCAAAAAATGGGAGGTACTTAATCGCGCAACTTTGTCCGCGGTTCTTGGCCCATGCCAACCAAAGTAAAAATGTCTTTGCCCCTGTAAACTCATCCACCTCAGCGGTGGTGATTACAAAGCCCTCTGGTGCTATCCAAAGGTGGGCTTCCCCGTTTAGACAAGCCGCATATACGTCTTCTGGTCTAAACGTAAGCTGAGGTTGCTCAGCTAAAATCTCTTCAATACCGCGTTTAACCCAAACCCATTCTTCACGCACTTGGGCAAAAGTCGGCTTATCCTCCGTTACCGTAGCGTCGACGCCTTGTGCGCCAAGGTCCTGACATACCGCCATATTTCACGCTCCTGCGAACTGCGGTGTCTGCATTACGCGCTCTGCGTTCTGCATCGGTGACACCTTGATTGAATAACTGCCCATAAATTGACGCGCTCTGTAGGTCCGACCAGTCCTTGTTTGGGATTCTTAATAGCCGGAATAAAGCTCCGTTAACGATCGTGTCTCGATAGTCGTTCATAACATCGTTATCGCAGGCTGTGCTCGTGTGTGTTGGTCTGAGAACAGCTCTAACGATCGTGCTACCTACAAGGGTGTCAGCTGGGATAGGTGCTAACAAAAAAGTCTCGGAGGTTTTCTGTACGAAATACTCAGGGACGCCCGACTCTTCACGCCATTTGGGCAGACGCTGCTCAAGCAGGGTCGTGGTTAGAGGCTCTAAATCTTTACCCTTGTGTGTGACCCAAAGAATTCTTCGGACAGATGTCCCAGCTGGAGTCTCTAAATCGTATTCGTAGATACCAGAAACAGTGGTAACTGGATCGAGCTCTACTTGGTACACATTTGCGCGCTCGCAAAGCTCAACTACTGCTGACCGAATGTTGCTCTCTATTAAAGTGTCGGGACACCCAGGAACCATCGGTAGTATTTCGGGGAGTAGCGCCTCATAAGTGATCGCCATACTTTATGCTCCCATTTGCGCTCTGCGTTCAATGTTTGGGTTAGTAATCGCGTCTATTTGGCCTTTGCCCGTGACCGATGCAGTAAATAACTGGTAGTGGCTTCCCGCGCGTTGTTGGTTACCTGCGAACTCAGCATCTTTCATGTAAGCCATGTATAAGACGTAGTTCATTACTGCATTAGCAAATATGTCGGGGACGGACAGATTGTCCGATAACGCAACTGTCGCTGGGTTAGCCGAGTAAACTAACTCGACATACGCATTGCCACTGACCCCAGGATAGACGTAAAAATTTCTAGGGTTAGATTCTTCATACGAGTAGTGTTTAACGACATTTGTATGAGCCGCATCGCCTGATACAGATGGGTCGTGCCAATTAGGGCTCTGCGAATCCAAGACAGCAAGATCTACAAGCCTAATTGCACGTGCTCCTGTACCACCGCTAGCGGCAGACATGTTGCGAACAACCTTTAACAGCCTGTTACCCGCCGATGGGATCTCTTGTTTTGTGCCTGTGGCGAGCGTGACAGTGGTGTTTACAGCACTAGCATCAGGTTTTAGGAGTGCAATCTCACGTTGTGCGTCGTTGATCCACAAAACAAGCTCGCCAGTAACGGGCCATCTGACGCCAGTAGTATCTTGTAAAACCGCTTGAACTCTATCGACAACGCTTTGGACTGTTACTGACATCTTGTATACCTATGAGTTAAGTATTGATTCCCAAGCGGCTTCTCGGGCATCAGTATCAACCGTTCTACCAAGCGCTTTATTAACAGCCGCTGCTTTCGGATAGCCATCGGTTTTAAAATTCTTTGGATCACCTTCATCCATCATCTTTTCGAGACAGGTAACGAGCTCTTCATCAAGTTGTACGGGTTCTTGTACAACGATCTCTTCTTCGAACTCGACGACCTCAGCCGCCTCTTCTTCAACAACTTTAGCGTTGTATTCCTTTGCGCCCATTTGGATGGCTAGTAAGCCGATCTCTTCGGCGATTTCTCTGGGTACACCTGCTTCAAATAAAACTGCTGTACCGCCTAGGGTTGTGACTCGTAATGGTTCACTACTTACAATCTTCATGATTAATACCTATATAAAAGAAAGCCCCCTCCGTAGAGGGGGCGATAGTCTTACTGGGCAGTATCGAGAGCGATAACACCGAAGTCCTGTACAGAGCCACTTACGTCGCTGTTGTACTTAGGCTTACGGAGACCGAAGATCTTGCCTACAGAGATACCTGACTGGTTGCCATAGTCGAAGGTGTCTTCAACCATTTCAGGCAGACCGATGTCAGCCAGTGCCAGAGCCTGAGCACCACAGAACAGAGCACGTCCACCAACTACGTTAGCGTCAGCACCCCACTTGTAGCCAGCTGCGCCAGCGTTAGAGGAAGTACCAGTAGTTGCACCAGAAGTGTTAAACACGTGGCGGAACTCATGGATCATTACACCGTCAACCATCAACGAAGCAGAACCAGAGAACAGGCTGTTGCCAGTTCCTCGAACGCCAGCGTTGCGGACGTTAGCTAGGAAGTCAGAATCTAACTTCAGAGCAGCCATCTGCTGAGGAGTAACGAACATGTGGAAAGTTTCTTGGTTACCAGCACCACGGATACCACGGATGTAGTTGTCTTTGGCATAAGCCTTCAACTCTACGATTGTGCGGTAGCCGATCTTGTCAGCGTCAGCGACAGCAGTAGTGTCACCAGCAACTAGACCGTTAGCATTGTCCCAACGACGGTGACGATCACCAGTTGGGGCAGAAACGTCTGATGCAAACTCCAGATCTGCTAACTCGTGGCCAGCAGAAGAAGAAGTAGTACGTAGAGCACCATTGTTTTTGTGAGTGAAAGCAACACCTGACAAGGTCAAGAACGCCAACTGGTCACAACGGTCAGCCATTGCATAAGCAAGTGCGTCACGAGACTGCTCACGGAAGTTAACTACAGTCTTCTGGTCGGTCATACGGCCAGCGATGCGGTTAGCAAAACGCAACTGATCCAGCTCAATGGTGATGTCATACGCGCGGAGGGCTTCTTCGTTGCCTTCCAGAGTATTGTCACCAGTGATGCCGTCGCCAGTCATGTCAGCGAGCAAAGTGATGTTAGCTTTTGTGCCTTTCTGGTTCTTAGTAAGTTCAGTAACTCGCTGAACCATTGCGTTAGAACCTGAACCAGCGAACTGGTTGATGAAAGATTGGTTGCGAGCAACTTTCCAGAAGTCGCGGCTCCACGTTTGGAGCTGGTCGCCCGTAAGCGTACCGAAATTAGTTAAAGCCATGATGGCCTCCTGTTAAATAGACAAATAAATTCATGCGGCACACGCCGCCTTATCAGCCGACTTAAAGGAGCGGCTAATCCGTATTCCCGTATCGTGGGACAACGAACTAGCGCTTATTTACGAGGTGCGACCTCGGCAGGTTTTACGCCTTGTGCAGGCGAGGAATACGTTTTTAACGGCTACGGGCCGACCCCATATCGTAGGGATGGACGTATAGAGCATATTAGTATAGCTAATAATACAATGCAACCACTATCGATAACGGGCAGTCTTCTTAGCAATCTTCTTTGGTTGCTTACTAAACTGTTTACCTTTTCTAGTATCGGCGCGCTTCTTAGCACTAGTCTTTGCGTACTCTTTCTTGCTTAAAGACTCGCGAGCCTTCTTTGGTAAGTACCTTTCACCTGTAGCCTTCTTACCCTGAGTACTGTTTTTTCCGGATTTAGTGCCCCATTTCTCTTTAGTCCACTTAGAAAGAGACTTCTGAGCTTTGGTTTTACCTCCTCGATAGCCGCCACCAGCTTTTTTATAGCGTTGTGTCGCGAGCTGCGCTTTCCGAGCGCTCCACTGCCCAGCTTTACCGCCTTTCGAGCTCGCTTTTACATCGGCAACAATGCGTTTCCACAGCTTTTCGTTGGTTCGGGCCATCAGATCACCATTTAACTTTGTTAGCCCAATAGGCCGCGCTCATTTTGCCTTTCGAAATGTTGCGACGGTGCCTAGCTTTGAAGCTAGCTCGCTTCTTCTTCATCCGTTCGGACTCACCGGCCTTTGGTTTCCCCGCAGTTTTAGCTCCTTGCTCTCCAAAGCGTATGGTTTTGATCTTGTCTCCCTCTTTAGCCACAACAATGTGTGACTTTTTAGGGTGACTGGGCGTCCTTTTAGGTTTGTTGTAGCCCGAGACTCCAGCTCGGGCTAATCGTGGGTCTTTTTTCGCGGCCATTTGTTACCTCACTATAAGATATCGCCTCGTAGACGTTTCAAAGTTGCTTCAGGTAGGGCGTCAAACTCCTCTTCGGTCATAGTTGAGAGATCAAGAGCTTTCTCACCGTGAGTTGAGGAGCTTTCGCCTGGGAGTTCTGGCGGTTGGGCGTCAGCGGCTTTCAATTTCTTACTGACTTGTGCTCGTTTTTTAGCCAATTCGTCAGTTTTCTGCGCCTTTCCAGCTAGACTTGGCACACTTTCTTGCGCTTGGTCTAAGTCGTGGTCTTTCACAACGTATTTGACAGCTTTTGATAGCGCATCTACTGCTTCGTAGCCCTTCATGATGAAAGCGTCACGTAACTCAACGACTTCGTTAGTCATATCTTCATTAAAATCATCTGAATTACGGTCAAAAACAGGGTACGCATCTTCCATAGCACTAGCGGCCTGTTGTAATGCAGTCATCTGGCGGTCTTGATTCACCGTCTGACTCATTTCTTGGCGCATTTCGTACTCTAACTGCTCGCGTTCGGCCTTTCGGATCTCTCTGCGGAGAGCAACTGCTTTCTCCGTTTCGCCATCAAGTACCATATTTTGGTATTCGACTTCTTTCGCATCGAAATCGTAAGATTCGGGCGCTTCCTCTGCTTTTTCATTTGCTGCATTTATCTCATCAAGTTGCTTTTGTAATGCTTTTTGCTTTGCTAACACCTCATCGAGGCGAGCTTTTGGAACCATCGGCTTCTTAGCGGGCTTTTCCTTCGCTACTGGCTCCTCTTCGGCCTCTACTTCTGCGTCGTCCTGTTCAGTTCCCTCTTCGGGCTGTTCGACGCTTTCATCTTCGGCCACAGTTTCTTCGGATTCTTCGGCAACGGGTTCTTCCGTCTCGTCCTCTGCCACAACTTCTTCCTCTTCAGCAACTTTTTCTGGCTCCTCTTCAGGTGTTTCGAAACTCAAATCCAGCTGAGGGCCATCATCTTCTTCGGGCTTATCAGCCCCAGGCATTACGTCAAACTCAATTGGCTTATCTTCTGCTACTTCATCTTTTTGCTTACTCATTTAAGAACTCCTGTTAGTCCTGTTGGTGTTTTGAAACGCCGCCGTGGCCAACTTAGTCGCAGCGGAGGTTTGCGTTGCGTTTTCGCGCTGAGTATTCGTGGCAGAAGCCAGCTCGCGACGTAGTTGCAACTGTTCTTGGTTGATTTGAATCTTGGTTTGCAGCTCAGCCATGCGGATTTGCGGATCAATGTCAGCTTTATCCTGTGCCTTGGCGATGTTCATTGCGGCTTCGGACTGGAGCTTCTTAACTTCAGCTTCCAACTTCATAATTTCTAGCTGGATCTGTTGTTGCTGAATCGCCTGCTGTTGCTCCATTGCTGCCATTTGTTCTTCGGTCGGTGGCTCTTGACCTGTCATCTGGCGTATACGTTTCGCTAGCTGACCTTTCTTAGCTAAATGGCTGTATTCAATGATTGCGTCGTCAGGTACTACGACGCCTGCTTGTCGTAATGCGATGGCTTCTGCGAACTGAACTTCATCGAAGCTGTCTCTTGCTGGCGCAGTTGCAACGATCACATCGTATTCACCAATAGTCAGGTCATTAATGATTTGGCCTTCTGGAGTCTCTTCGTTAACCACCATTGGCTCGCGAGGCTTCAGCGGGTCTTCCTCATTAGTCACTTGGATGACGCGCTGTTCTGTATAAAAAGTCTGTATGAGATTTAGTACAGATTCTGCGAGGTACTGCCGTGCCTTACGAAGATTATCGAGCGGTACTTGGATCATTACCGCGCCGCGGTTCTGCTTAGCTTGGATCGCGACACCAGATACTTCTGCGCTATCAGAGCCCAACATGCTGTCGTTAACACCAGATATAGTTTTGATGTTTAACGCTGCTTTCTGAGCGATACGGTCTAGCCCAGTAGGTATCGTATTGGGTTGGATTTTATTTGGTGGTGTAGTGCCTCGAGCATATTCAAGAACCAGACCAGTCTCAGCGCCATGCTCCTCGAGGTCGTCGGCAGTCATACCTACCAATGAACCGCTCTCTACCATCCAACCACTATTAGCTGTGGTATTAACTATATGCAGCTCTTGGCTTGCAATCTTGTTCAACTGCTCCTGTGGTGAAAGGAGGTTACGAACAACACCAAATGGTCGGCCTCTGCGGAAGTAGCAGAAGAAAGGGATAATTGTGAACTGGTTATATGGCGACCAGTCGTCATGCAACACAACTTGGTCGCAAGTAACAGTCCAACGAATCTTGCGAATAACCTTACTAATCAAAGTCAGGTTGTACTGCTTTGCGAACTTTTTGTTCTTGTTTTCTGTCCACTCGTCGGGTGCTTGGCGTTGGTCACCTGTATCGGGGTCGACGAAGAAAAACGCGCGGCTCAGCTTCTTGTGCTGGCGCTCCACGACGCGCAGTGCTTTTACATTGCGATACTCTTCGTCCCCAGGGACTCCCGCTCCGAAATAATCGTCGTTTGTTTCCGTATCTCCGAAGCGAGTCTCTTGGTACTCAACAGAATCTGGGCCAAAGCTCATCCCATTCTCAGCTACAAATAGTAGGCGGTCCGCACACTTCTTCCCGTACAACTCCTCGATCTCATCGAGAGTCATCCACTTAGTTTCGAAAACTTCGTTCCAAGTCTTGGGGTCAGCATCTTTCGCGTCCGGATCGATAAGTATGTCCAGCGGATCTTTAGCCGTGATTCGAATCTCACCTTCTACGTGATCGCTAAAGTCCATACGAACATCGAAGTACCCACGACCATCCATAATCAGACCGTCAGAGAAGACTTGTTGCTCAACCCAATCCAACTTGTTGTTGTCGGAAATTTGCATATACAACTTAGTCAGGGTGTGGGCTACGTCCTCGTCGCCGCCTCTTCGCGGTTTGAACTGTATGTCTGCTCTGCGGGTTGCTTGCTCACCAAGGATGCTATTAATAGTAGGAAGAATGGTATTGATGGTCAGGGCAGGGCGTCCTTCTTGTTCTAGTGCAGACTCATCATCTGGGTCCCACTGATCACCTTGATAGTACTCATCACATTTAAGTGCCATCTCTACATAATCTAAGTGCCCGTTGTCCCGTGCGCGCTCATATCGAGCCCACTGAGTACGAGTGATTTCTTCTTCCTTTGCAGGATCTACCTTCTTTGATTTTTTGTATGCCATCGTTATGCGCTCATAGCTGATTTAGTGCGTTCGCCTTTAAGTAAACCAGGGAGTCTGTCTCGCCAGCTTGGTATGTGTTCAACCTTCTCTACAAAGGTGCTGAACTCGGTCATCATCAAACCGATCCAAGCCAAGGCATCTACCTGATCGTCGTGTACGCCATTCGGGAAGCGCAATAACTCTGCTACCAAAGGGCCAGTAAATTCTTCATCTCTGGGCAGATAAACCATGCCCTGTTGCATCCGACCTTGGATCGCTCGTGCTCGTGCTTCTTTATCTCTGCGTCCTGTTTTGAGGTCCTTGAAATACGCCTCATACAGTCCGCGTTCACGAACACGCTTCTCGAGGAACGGCCCGAGGGCCATCTCGATGTGTCCTTTCTCAATACCAATTATTGATGGCTTCCAAACTTCGTAGAGATCGAGGATCTGCTCAACCAATTCGAAACCATCAAAACGACCACGCACCATGTCCATCACAAACAGCTGGTCGTACTCATCAACACCTACAACGATGCCGACAGTGTAGTCGTTTCTATCGTTCTTACCGATCGCCAAGTCCCATGCGCAGTAGTAACGCATGCGGTCTTCATCTATCTCTTCGCGGTCGTAGTACTGCACCATCTCTCTGGTGAAGTAGTCACCGTCGTCCGCTACAGGATTCTGTTGATACAGCGCCGACCAGTCTCGAGGTCCAACGGCCTTCTCAATACGAGCAAGGGCTTCTTCGTCATATCGCTCGCGATGCAGAGCTTCTCCCTGATTTCTGAACTCTTCATCAACTTCAGCTCTTGCTGGGTAGTTAACAACTTCCCACTGTTCTCCGTTATCTGCCGCTGCTTTAAGTAGTCGCCCCGCAAGATCGTCATCGTGCCAGCGAGTAAGGATGACCAGCACACCGCCACCAGGAGCAAGACGTGTGTACGCCGTAGACGTATACCAGTCCCAAGCAGAGTCACGTGCGTTCGAGGATTCGGCGTCGTCACGGTTCTTTACCGGATCGTCAATGACAAGGATATGAGCGCCTTTACCAGTAATACCACCACCAACACCGGCAGCAACATAACCACCGCCAGAAGTTGTAAGCCATGCTTCAGCAGACTGCGACTGTGGATCAAGACGGGTTTTAAAAGCTGACTTAAATCCTTCTTCTCGGAGGAGTCCACGAACCTTACGGCTGAACCCCATAGCGAGCGAACCCGAGTAGCTACAACTAATAAACTCATGCTCAGGATTTCGACCAAGGTGCCAAGCTGGGAATGCAACCGATGCAAGCGTGCTCTTACCGTGTCGAGGCGGCATAAAGAGCATAAGTCTTGGAGACTTTTTGTCTTTAACATCTCTAGAGAACTCCTCTAGTCGTTTACATATATCTTTATGCACCCATCCCGCTTGGTAGTCGGGGTTAAACCTCTCCACAAACGGGAGTAACCGTTTACGAGTCAGGAACCGCAGAGCGAGTTCCGCGCGCGCCTTCTCTTCAACCGACTCTTCCTTCGTGGGCTCCGGTTCGGGGCTCGCGGCTAGTGGTTCTTGCTCCGCGATGTCTGCCTTGCAATAGACACAGAGTCGGTCGTCTCCCGCGTACAGTGTTTCGGGGTGCGACGCTTTACAGCGTATGCATTCGACCTTGGCGACTTCTGTCATTAATCACTCTTGGGTTCGAGGTAATCCAAATCCTTACCCGCGATCTTCAACAAGTCTTCGTCGCTCATTCTCTCGAGCTGTTTCGTTCCGTTAATGTTGATGTTCACTTGGGTAGCGTTTTCTGGTGCAGCAAGACCGTGTAGCTTCACCAGTGAATCGGTGGTGTTCTTCATCTCAGTGGCGTTCGCCGAGGTGTTGTACGCTTCCATGTACATCATGTGTGCGTGCTGATTGGTGAACTTCACCTCTTCGCGCATCTCTTGTCGGAAATAGTCGATCGCTTTCTGTACTTCAGGAACTTTCGCAGCGGCGTAGCTTGCTTGGGGGGACGAGTACCCTGCACCACGACCCGCGGCCGCGATTGTCATACCCGAACTGATGAGCGAGACCAGCTTTTCTTGCTGCATGGTTAGCGATCCGCGGCTTATGCCCATATACGGCATATGCGACTGGAACTCTGTGTGCTCACTGACTAGGTCAGTGGATGGTTGCTCCTGGGGGTGCGCTTGATCCATAGAACTCTTGTTCGTCGTCAAAATATACAAACGCAGGCGCGCCATCGAACTCTCTCGATGACACTTCTGCGATCCATTCTTCGGCGTACTCTTGCGAGAAGCCAGCGGCAACAATAATTGCGACAGCTTTGTCGTAGTTGTAAGCAAGTACTTCACGGCCATTTCTGACTGTGGAGCCGATAATTGCGGCATCTAAGCCATCAATCGCTACTACTTCAATGTCGCTCATGTCGTATATTAGCTCTACTAATAATTAATCACAAGAAAAATCGTTAATTGTCTTGACCCACCAATAAAACATGTCCTCTGAGAGGGTGTGCTTCATGATGTTGATGCGGTAGGCAACAAGTTGGACGTTATGAATCGTGTAACCTTTGTCTCCCGTGATTCTGTCGATGGAAGCGTTGTACTCTTTATAACCACTTCCGTCTTTGTGGTGTGTAAGGTACACACCGGATACGGCGCATTTGCCGTCTTGCTT